GCCCTGGCTGCCCGTGCTTCCCGTCGCTCCGGTTGACCCGGTCGGGCCTTGGCTACCAGTCGCACCCGTGGCCCCGGTCGCACCAGTCGGGCCGACCGCTGTGATTTCGGCACCCTCGGCACCGTAGAACTTCCAGCTCACGAAATCTCCAATCCGTAGATGGTGATTGTGACCTTCGAGGTTGTGCTGCTCGATTGTGCGGCCAGGGTGTCGGCAGCGTCCATGGTGATCGTGCCATCGAACTCTGCCCAGCCACCAGCTCGAATCGAGGTTGTCGGAAGGATGACGTTGAGGTCAGCGGTGCCGTCGTGCCACAGCTTGACCGTTCTTGCGGTCGTATCGTTATTGACGATGCGGATGTGCTTGACGATCGTTTGAGTCGCGGCCGGTACGGTGTACACGGTGGCTGCTGATGTGCCAGGTTGAACCTGGTTGAGCATTTTGTAGGTATCAGTCATCAGCTAATAAAGGTTGCAAACGCCCTGGCTTCTATGGTCGGCCCGGTGGCTCCAGTTGCTCCAGTGGCCCCCGTCGGCCCCGTAGGGCCACCACTAGGACCAGTCGGGCCGGTCGGCCCCGTTGGCCCTACAAAACCGTCATCGATAACCGGAACAAGCGACTCGAAGTTACGAGTTGCCTTTGGGTCATCAACGACTAGGAATGGCGGCTTCCATCCCATTAGCCAACAGGGTAAGAGAGGTTGTAGTACACGGCAAAAACTGTGTTGTTTGCCACCGTTGCTCCGGTAGCAACCCGTACCTCGCCGTCCGATTCAATGTTGACGCGGTTGATTGACCAGGTCGTGCCGTTGAGAGACCAAGCAGGAATACTTTGCGTCGCTGACGGTCGATACCCAGCCGGGATTGTTGCCATAAGCGCATTGTCGGCAATCGTCACCGATGAGCCAGAGGTATTGGTTCGAGTATTCATAACCCCAGCACTGCTTGAGCTAAGCGTGACGAGGTTGCCAGGATACTTGCGAACAACCATTGTTCCGCTGTAGTTGGTTGCGTAAGTGATGGTGGCGTCCTGGCCCCAGTTAGAGGTCGTATCGAGCTTCGCTTCTGTGACAGCATCATCAGCAATCTTTGCTGTGGTGACGCTAATGTCCCTGAGGTGGTTTGTCGTAACGGCTCGGTCCAGATCGGTCACGGCACTGTCACGCAGCTTGTCAGCCGTAACGGCGTCATTACGTATGTGGTTTGTCGTTACCGCCCGGTTGTCATCAGTCGTCGCATCATCGCGAAGTTTGTCGGCCGTGACGGCGTCATCTTCGAGTTTGCCTGTCGGTATCGACGCGTTGAGGAGCTTGGTGCCGTTGATGTTCGCGGCCGCAGCGATGTTGTTGTTGTCCAACAGACCATTGATTTCATCGACGATGTCAGAAAGCGCATCGCGAACCTTTGGGTCTTCTGTCGAGACTGGCTGGCCAACTACAGGAAGTGAGGGATTGATCTGTGCCATGGGTCTATGTTACCTGCCTAATCTGCTCTCGCTCGGATGAACGCACTGATTGCGTAGATGTTTGTTTCCAGGTTGCTTCCGTAGTCGGAAATGAAGATTGACCATGCCCGGCCCCAGCCTCTGGCAGGCGTGTTGTAACGTCTTTGCACCAGTCCCTGGGAGGCGCCAAAGAGCAGTGATGAATCGTCGTCGCCAAACTCAGTGCTGCCAATCCCCCAATCAGCTGTTGATCCTGCCGCTGGTTCCCAAATGATGTCTTCCAGGTCCGGAGTGTAATCCTGATTGAATGACTCTTTGATGCGGATTTTCCAGTACCCGACTCCATCTGCTCTCATTTGGTGAAGCCGCTTGTTCATATGCGGGTCACCCCATGCCCAAAAAGGCCCTTCCCAAGTAGCGTCGTAGCCAGTATCCGAGTCAAGATAGACGTCCGGGACAAACGCTTGCTGTAGGTTTTTTACGGCCGGATTTGCGGAATACAGCTTTGGTTGCCCGGACGGGTCGAGCAACGCAAACTGGTTTGAAGCGCAAGTGTGAAACCACCACGAGTTGGTTTCCAGGCTGTATTGCAGCGTCATTGAGTTGGTGCCGTTTTGGGGTATTGACAACCAGTACGAATCGTCGTGATACGTAGCGGCCGCATTTTTCATTGCGGAGCTATTGATCTCAATCAGGTTCTTGAGAAACGGCTGGATCGGATCAGAAATACGCTGCACCGACGATCCGTCTGTCAGGCACACACCCAGGTCCTCGGAAAGGAACATCGTGCCCTGCGAGGTTTCTACGATTGATCTGTGGGCAACGCACCCAATGTTTGTGGAGATCGGTCGATATGCCCGTAGCTCTGCCCCTGCGTTCGTCAGCACGTAGGTCTTACGGTTCTTGAAGACCAGAAGATAAGGCCCGACCTTGCCAATCCCTGTGATGTTTTGACCATCGCCCGGGTCTACCTGGTCTTGATATGCCGCATCCCAGTTGCGGAAATCTGGAGTGCCCGAGGTAACGCCAGAGGAAAAAATAGTGCCCGGATTATCGGGGTCGCCAGAGGCCCACAGAGTATCTAGGTGGTAAACCAGGAACTTGCATTTCTTGGCCGGGTGCGTTCCCCCGCCTACGACGGTCCACGTCGCAGTTGCGGTAGAAGAGCTGGCACCACTCCAGTAGAGGGGGTCGTCCACGCCATTGACACCATATATGGGGCCTTCTCCGCCGCTGACCATTGCCTGCGCAAACTCCCAACGAGTGTTTGGCTCAAGCCCAGACTTGATGGCAGTGCTGGTGCCACCCTCTGTGATGCTGACGATACGGTCCTTGTTTTGCCCCGGCTCTTTGCCGACCGCAAGCAAGAACCGGCTGTTCAGGCTTACGGGGGTTAGCGAATGGGCGACCGAGTCGAGCGCGCTCAGGCTCGAGAACGTTGTAAAGCCGCGACGCTTTTGAAGCGACCCAAGCGGGCTTGCGTAGACGTTCCAGGCCTCCTGGCACTGGTTATCTTGCAGCAGGTATGGCCCGGCCTCTTTGTTGATGCCTCCGGAAAAATCGGAGTAAACGGTCGGGCTACCGATCGCCATTTAGACCGTCCAGACGTTAGGTGCCAGGGGGTCGATTCGACCGTCGCCTACCCGCTTGATTTGCGTGTAGTCATCCGTGTCGTATTGCAGCTCTCCTCGAGCCTTGGCAAGGTCTTCGTCAAAGCGCTGCTTGTGGTATTGAGCAGCCTGGTAGTCGTTTTCCCGCTCAAAGCAGTGCCACAGCGCAAACGAGACCAGCAGGTCCCAGTACTCAGGCGGAGTTTCCGGCACGTCGTTTGCGTTGACCAAAGCCTCTGGCAATCTGTAGTACCGCAGTTTTACCGTGTAGGCAGCGTCAGGCGTTGGGTAGAGCCTAAGGTTGTTGCCCTCTATGACGTACTGCTGGGGTTGCCCGGTTGCCACCGGCTGCGTTTCAAGCTGATTCAGCGGCTCGGCCGACAAGGGGATTACCTGACCGGCCGGGTCCGTAATCGTCACGTTGAACAGCCGCTGAAAATCAGAGGGCAGAGCGTACGTAGCGGTGCTGCTGACAGTCGTGACCGTATGGGTCGTTAGCAGGACCCGGAAATCAATCTGGGCAGCAATGTACTCCTGGCCCTGATTGATCTTTTTTTCGATATAGAGCCGGTACTGATTGGGCGCGAACTGGTGGTCCAGCACCTCTTCGGTGAGATCATTGAAGGTAGGCACCCACCAATGTTACTACTTCGATTTTGTGATTACTGACGTAACTGGTTCGTCGGGGACAGCAGCGCCGAGCGGATCAGCAAGGAACTCGGGAAGCGCGTTCTTGTAGGGCTTCGAGTCCTTCCAGATCGAGTAAACCTTGTCGGAGTCGCGATCCATGTGTCCACAGAGGATGGAGCCGTCACACATGACTGTTCCGCCCTGCTCGCCAAGTTTGCGGAAAAAGTACAGGTCTTCGCCCTCTGTAAGCGAGTTCAGCCCATCAGACTTTTCCTCGAAAGCAAAGTACGGCTCTTGCATTTTTTTCAGTGAGTCAACGCGAATCACAGTGCAACCCAGTCCCGCCCCCCACACGGGGAAGATTTCACCCATGCGCCAGTCCCAATAAGTTCCCACTGATCCTGGCTTGCCACCAAAGATCAACGGCTCGGGTGGAGTGTTCTTTGTGACATAGATGCCTGTAAGCGCATCCCAGTCGTCGTTTTGCTCCATCAGGTAAATCATGCGCTTTGGCGCAAAGTTTGGCATCAACACGTCATCGTCGATAAAGAACAGGTACTTGCAGCCCCGCTCTATAGCGCTGATTGCTATGTTGTTTCTGGCGGTCGCAATCGGGACCTTGACCAGAATCATCGTGTTTCGCTCTCCCGAAACGGGCCATTGAAGCTGGGAGTACATGTAGGCCCAGATTATGTGGACCTTTCCGCTGGAGGGCAGTCCGACTGCGATTTTGAGTTCACTCACTAGGTATGTCCTTTGATACGACGATTTGACCCGGTTCGTTCAGGTCCTTGCGAATGGCCCAAGCAAGCTGCTCGGCATTCTCCTTGATCTTTTGTGAAAAGTCATACTGCCGCTTGGCTTCTGCCTCGGCGTTCTTTTCCTCCAGTGCGTCGGCATAGGAGTAGCCCGGCTGCTCGTTGAGCCATTTGATTCGTTCAAGGTCTTTTACTATGCGGGCGTCAAGCTCTTGGTAAGTAGCAACCATGTAGCCGGTGCCCTCGGGATCGTGATCCTCGCGCGCGTACACGACGTAGTACTCGCCAGCTTCGCTGTAGCGCAGATGCAACCGATGGTCGATCTCTCGTAGGCGCTGAGCTATACCACCCGCGTCCTCGGTGATTACGTGCATCTTGCCGTTCTTGCCCTGCCTGATCTGCTCGATCCGGGCGGGCTGGATTTCCCCTGTCCAACTCATACTCGTATCTTACGCCTTACTTCTGACGCGCTTTGCCAAGCGCCCGCGCTTTGGCCGCGATTGCCTGAGCCTGCTCCCTAGTTTTTGGTACTGGCTCGCCCCACGCGGTTGCCATGAGCGCCAGCCTGGTGGGCTTGCCGTTCTTCATCATGGGGCCGCGAGGGTTGCTGTAGAACCGCGTAGCCCAGTTACGCCACCTGGCCTTGTCCTTGCCGCCTGCCGCGCCGTAGTTCTTGACGCCAGGCTTGAGGTTTGAGCCTTGCTTGTTGTAATGGGCACGACCCGCTGCGGTCAAACCGCCGTCGGGATTTTTGTGAACCTTGCGCATGAAAGAAAACGGGGGCCGGGCCGAAGCCCGACCCCCAGTTCTCATACCTAGGCAGTGACGCCCGGGTTGTCGTCGGTGCAGTACCGAAGCCTGCCGAGGCGGTTCGGAGCTACGCACGCGAGAGTCGCGTACCAGCCCATCCACGCCTGCCACGTAGCTTCCTTCTGCCCGCCAGTGGAGGCGTCCTTGAGGTGGAACACCGTTCCATCCTGCGGGGACTCCAGGAAGCCCGGACCCCACTGCTGGAACCAGCGGAGGGCGGACTTGTCGATCGCGAAGACGCTGCCCTTCGGCGCGTCGTCGTCAATCACGACGGGGACCTCTCCAGCACCCGAAGCGACCATGATCGCGGAGTATCCTCCGTGAATCTGGACCGCCTCGCGGTTCGTGAACCGCTTGGTGGACTGGAAGGTGTCAGCGAGCCTGCGGCGGATGCCACGGGTCGTGATGAACACCTCGGTGTCGCCCTGTCCGGTCTGTCCGACATCGTCGGAAATCAGCTCGAACGAGGTCTCACCTGCGGTGGCCGAGCCAGAGGCCGAGCCAACGTCACGAACCTGAGCGTTCCAGAACTCGTTACCTGCGGTAGCCGAGTTGATGGAGTGCAGGGTCCTGCTGGTTGCGACGATCGACTGGAGACCTTCCATCTCAAGCCCTCGGTTACCCGAGAGGTAGATGCCGAAGGTCGTGGCGATCGTACCCGCTACCTGGGTTGCCAGGGTAACGGTCTTGTTCGCCGCGTCAAGCGATTGGACGGAGTTGTTGAGCGCACCAGAGGTAAGCCCAGTGGTAACTCCATCAGTACGCCGGACAACGTCAACCGGGTCTCCGATGTGGAGGTACTGAATCGAGTCAACGGTAATGGTAGTCGCCGTTGTTGCGGTTGCCGCCACGGTCGCGAGAAGGCCGTCACCGGTACCGAATACCTGCCGGTTGATGTCCTTCTTCATGTCCTTGGTGGCACCCTTGACCTCTGCGTCGAGCAGCTCCACGAAAGCGCCAGAGTTGGACTTCGTGGCCTTGATCGAGGCGTCGGTCAGTTCGATGCCCTGGTAGTGCCGGGTGATGGGGATGATTGCATCCTCCCACGCCTGCACGCCAGCGGTCGGCAGAACTCCGCCGTCGCCCCTCGAACCACGGCCCCTGTTGCGGGACTTGTGGACGGGAACGATGGCACGCCTGCCGTGGTGATCGACAGTGAACTCAGACTGACGCTCAATCTGATCGATCATGTAGCTCTTGTAGTTGAGCTGTTCTACGACCGGGCCGACATACAGGTCCTTGAGGATTGCGTCGGCGGTCGTCAGGTTTTGGGTAGCCAAGGTTTTCTCCTAGCCGAGTAGTTGGGTTTGCTGTTCTAGGCGCTCCCGAACCTTGTCCTTGACGTTGGCTGCCGTGATGCGGTCAGGAGTCGTAGCGGCAGGGCCACTTGACTCAGGAACGCCCGGCTGGTCGAGTTTCTTCTGGAAGAGATTGCTTTCACCCTTGCTGACCAGGCTCCTGTACTTCTCGAACCCATCCCGAACGGGATTGTCAGAGGTTTCCACAAACATCTCAGCCAGTTCCAGAACCTCGTCCATGTCCTGATCGGAAATGTCAAACTCGGCACGCAGTTCCTCGATCTGTCCGTTGATCTCAGCTTCCGCTTGAGCGAACGTCTCTTGTTCCTGCTGGGTCATGGCCTGTTGCTGAACAAAGTCAGCAATCGGACCAATCTGCTCTGCGACCTGATCCGCCAGGAGCTTGGAGAGTTGCGATCGGTCATACGGATCAAAGTCCTCGTCGAAACTTTCCGACTCAGCCTCTTCACCATCCTGACCCTGGGCCTCATAGAAACCGAGGGTCTCACCGACTGCATCCCACCACTCGTAAACTGCTTCCTGAGCACCTGGTTCGCCGTTTTCTGCGGCTTCCATGTAATCAGCAAGACTCAGGTAGCTCGACACGGAATCGGGGTCCCGGTCAAACACACCAAGCTCGTCAAACGGCTTCGTCTTCTCAGAGAGGGACTGGAACCGCTTGGTGAACTCAGCATCCTGCGCCTTGAGTGCAGTTACTACATCGTCATGGATGTCTGGGTTTACGCCTTCAAGAAACGCTCCGTAAAGATCGTTTCCCTGGGGTGTTTCAGCGCCTTGGCCCTCTACGGGCTGTGCGGCTTCTTCACTCACTTGTTGCCTTTCGACTGTGGCTCGCGCATACCTGGCTGTGGAAACCGCCGCTTCCCTTGGCCGTAAATATGAACATGCCCTTGGTCATTACAACCAAAAGGTTACTGAAACTGCCCGGCTTTTACTCAGATTCGGGTACGTCAGTGTGTTTTGCGGCCTCCCAGTCGCCAGGAGACGCAAGGTGCATTTCTGCTCGCTCTATTTCTTGTCGAACGTCGTCAGGAAGGTCATCATCAAGTACTTCCTGGATGACCTGCTTGAACTGTTGTTCAGTCAGTAGTTTCCGCACGGAACGCAGCCTTTGCGTCCTTGATCGCCTTCTCGTACTCACGCTGGCCCGGAGATGGGGCGTCCTGCTGCTTTGCGGCCTGCGAGTAGGGAACGCCGGTACCGTCGGTAGCGCCCATTGCCTGAGCAAGCTCACGCTCACCAGGAGAAGTCTGCTCATTTCCGTAGCCCTTGAGCGAGTTGGCTATCTGCTTGAGGCCATCTGAGGTTCCGTCCGGAAGGTTCCTGGGGGGGTTCTCCATGAAGTCATTGAGTGCACTCAAAAACTTGGCAGTTCCGGGATCGGGCGGTTCAATGCGACTCATTCGGGTCCTTTCATTTGCTGTTGCGCCATCATTTCGGCTTCGTGAGCTTGCTGGGCCTCCATCATGTCCCTCTGGACCTGCTGATCAACCTGGCTGACCAGGTAGCGCCTGTGCTCCGATACGTGTAGGTCAAACAGCGCCTTGATGTTGTCCGGCAGGTAGTGGTACCGATGGGACTTCTGAAACTCGGTGTGTTCTGAAATGTGGAAGTCGTGATTGTCGTACGCGTTGATCGGAACGACGCTTCCCTCGATGAGCTGGCGGTTCTCACGGTTGACCTGCTTGGCATCTTCGGAGAATCCTTCGAACAGCCTGTCAAGTCCGCCAACCTCGTAGTCTTTGAGGAACTTACGCATGTTGCGCTCGTCGATTTGGACGCCGTACTGCAGCATTAGAGCCAAAACTTCGGTCATAGCGGCCTGTTTGGCTGCCTTTGAGCGCGGCATGGCTGATCCTGCCTGGACCTCGACTCGAGGCTCGTCGCCCAACATCTCTCCCTTGAACGCAAAGATGTCCCAGTTGCCGTCCTCTCCGGCAATCTTCATCAGGCGCTGATCGGTGTTGTATTGCGCCCGGAGCTTGAGAATCTTGGTGCCGAGGTCGGCCAGGGCCTGCTCCATCTGCTGAATCTCAGGGCCAAGGCGGGTTTCGTCGGCCTCTTGAAGCAGGTTGATCGCCGATGCGGCGGTAACACCTGGGGGCACGGTCGCGCGCGAGACCTCGTGCATACCCGAGATTTCCTCAATCGACTTTTCGATGCGCTGAATCTCGTTTTCGACGTAGACCGGAATCGACGGCGGCTCGAGATAGGAGGGTGCCGGGTCTTGTACGGTCGAGTCGTACTCGATGATTTCACCGGGTGCGCCCTCGTAGCGAACATTAGCCTGGCGGCTCTTCATCAATGCCGGGTTGCCAAGCCTTCTGGCGTTCTCCTTGATCTGAGTACGGATCGTGTTCAGGTCCTGCTGGGGGCCTCGGAGATCAGTGGTTACAGCGTGGCTCCAGAACCGACCAGGGACTCTGACGGAGTCAAACTTGACGTAGGGCATTGGGTCAAACGGCTCTTCTGAGCGAAGCAAGGTGTCGTTGGCCCAAACTGCCCACCAACCGTTGGGATGCTCAGAGTTCGGCTTGCACCAGTATTCCTTGACCTTGACGCCCCGGTAGTTAGCCGTTGCGTCACCAAAAATCTGTCCCCCTCCAACCCAGCCTTCGGCTATACCGCTTGGGATGTCTGAATCGGGGGTAGGCTCAAAGGCTTCGCCAGAAGCCGTGTTCGGGTAGCGTCTGCGGACGTATTCGACCGAACGGACCTTCTCTTCAACCATCCACTCAATGTCGTCCATTGACGTTGCCAGCGGATCGGGGAACATCTCAAAGACGCTCATTACCTCGATGCAGATGTCGCCCTGGGCCACCTCGTCTACCCTGATGTTCTCCATTATTGACGGATCGGCGAGAAGCTCTGGGGGCAGGCTATCCATTTCATCAGGCTTGACCGGAGTTCCGGTTGCCGGGTTGACTATTGGCCCTTCGGGACCGGCTAAAAACTGCGATTTAGCACCCTTGGTGCTGTCCCAATAAATCTTGAGGAAGCCGTTGGCGCAGATGTCAGCCCAGAGCAGCGCAGCAAAGAGCTTTGACTGGAGCCGCTGCTCGACCCAGTCATTTTCGAGAACCCGCTCACCCACGCGTGCAGCGTCAATCGCCTTGTCGTCAGCGCCTTGCGGGGTGGCGGAAAACATCGGCCGGTTCTTGGTCTTGCGGGAGACTCGGCTGGTGATAACTGGAGTGACCCGGTTATCAGTAACAAGCTGTCTGCGAGGATCAATCTTTGGCCGGGCTACGCGCCCACCCGCGTACATGACCCACTGCAAGCCAGCAAAGAATGCTCGGTTGAGCATCCAGTCCGGCTCATGGAGAACTCGAGCGGTCTTAGCCTGCTCGTACTTGTTGTTGAGTTCTCCTACATCTACGTACATCAGGCGGCATCATCCGGGGGTGGGGGGGCGTCAGAGTCTCGAATCGATCCAACCAAGTGTAGGTCATCTACAATCTCATTCGCAAGAACTGGATCGCCAACGATCGGAGTCGGCGGCATCATTTCGGGCCGCTGAATGCGCTCAAGAAGGCTCGCTCGCTCGTGAGTCCAGGCGTCCCGCTCATTTTGGAAGTGCAGGTTGGCTTGGATGAGCAGGTCCGAAAAGTAGGCGGTAATCTGCTCTCGCTCGGCGTTGTTTTCCGAGATAACCGCTGAAATAACGTAAAGAAACCCACCGATTGCGAGAAGCGCTGCAACTGCTATGACGATGGCTACCATTATTCTCCCACGGTTGTTAGTTCGTTGTTGGCGTTGCGCAGAAAGCCATTTTTCCAATCAGGTGAGTCCGACGCGTTGACAGCGAGCAAACCAGAAGAGTCGGTTGCAAATCCCGGCACCACGCCATACACAGGTTCTGCGGCGACCGTCACAGCCAAAAATCCTTCTTCGGTTCGCAAAAACCCGCCCTGCCACGAAACCTCGGCAGGATCAACTACAACCACAAGACGCCCATCGAGGTCAGTAGTGAAACCATGCACGATGTTAGAGGAGGTGCTCGCCGTTTCGGTGGTTACGGCAAGATTACCGTCTAGGTCTGTGACAAAGCCTGGAACCACCTCACCGAAGGTTTCTGATTCAGCCAGGGCCATCATGCCTCCTTTTTGGTAGTTCTAGCCTTTTTGGCCTTTTCTGACTTGGCTCGAGTTGACCTGAGCTGCTTGACCTTGTCTTCGTGACTGTCTGGTCCACGGAGCTGTGGTCGACCGGCCGGTCGCTTTACCGGGTTGTCGATAATCGTCCCGACAGTATGTGTCAGGTCCGAGATTGCCCGGTCTTTGGCCTGAACTTCGTTTTGCAGCTCAAGAACTGTCTCCCCCAGGGCCTCGAGTTCCTGCTGGTAGCGCTCGACGTTGTCGAGGCCCAGGAGCCTGGCCCCCTGCTTGACACAGTCCTCGCAGATGACGATTTTGTCAATGTAGACCTTGTTGTCTGCTGCGTTAGGGTCGTCGATTACGGGACCGTCATACGCGCAACCGAAGTCAACAAACTCGGGGCGAGGCTCAAACGCCATTGGCGGCTGGAGGCACACTGAACACACGATTGGAAGATCATTCCCACAAAGTTTCATGTGTACATCCTATACAGGGCGTCGGGCATAATCAGCCCGACTCGCTACATCGGGATTACCGCGGGATCATCTTGGCCGGAAGGCGGGGGCGCTTGAACCTCGGGTCCAGAATCTTGCGCGCTTGCTTGCTCTGTTGCGAGCGACTCACAATCTGGTCACGCTTTGGGAAACCGGCGGGGTTGCTTGGGGCCATTGCTCCCCTGTACGGCTTGTCGGCCCCCATCTTCTGGGCGTATTTGGCCGCGAGCCTTTTGCCAGCGTCGCTGTACGCAAACTTCTTGTTACCAACCATTGGCATTATCCAGCCAACTTCGCTTTCTTGTGCTTCGCCATGCGATCCCTAATCACTTTTAGGGCACCCTTCTTGAAGCTAACCTGCTCCCGCATCTGCGGCTTCTTGTTTCCGTAGGGTCCGGGGCCTGGCATCAGGTAATGATGAAGTTGTAGTTGTTACGGGCCGGGACCTTGTCGGTCTGTACCGTACCGAGAGCCTTGAGAGCGTCGAAGATGAGGCCCGGGTTCACGTCAACCCCATCAAACACGAGGGTCAGCTGAACTTCCGAACGCTTCTCCTTGAGAACCGGGTTCAGATTTGTGTCGTCCATAAAGGCCTCAGACTGCGCCTCGGTGTAAACGACTTCTTTTGTAGCTGCCATTGAATCTCCGTGTTGGGGTCAGTTACTGTGGACAGGTTACCAACTTTACGCCACAGGGGCAGGAGGATTAGTGACGATGTCGAAATGCTCCCTGGCCATTCTTTCCACGGCTGTTTCGTCAACGATGTGTCTCTCGCTGGGAAGATACGGGCGCGACATGATCGCCAACCGTGTAGCGTCCATAAGGTGGTCGTCAGCCTTGACAGGGACCGGTTTTCCTTCATCTTCGCCATGACGCGGAGGCTTGCGCCAGCGATAGGTTCTGATCTCTTTGAGGAAATGGGTACAGTCCTCGGTTATGAAGAAGCGATCGTTTTGGAGTCGCTCCTTGACCCGGTTGATCCCGGCAGTGACGGAGTTCTGGCCCGGGATTGTCACAATGCCGTGATCTGCGAACTCCGACTGATCTGAGCGCCCGGTCTGGGAGTTACGGTTTCGAGCGGCAGGGTCGATCACGTAATAGATCGGGTCACATTGGTAGTAAGCGTTGGTCCGGTGGATTTCTTCGCAGACCTGCTGAATCGTCATGTCCTTGAAGTAGCCCTCTTGGAACATGACCATGCGATCGTCGGGCGTCAGGTAATACCAGCCGACGGCACAGGCGTACCGGATGCCCGGGTCAATGGAAACCATCACATTGACGTTTTCGGGTAGCTGCCTTACGGCGGGGATGATGTGGCGATCGCGGTCAAAATCGGGGTAAATGAGACCGGAAAGCGCCACAAACTTGCCCTCTTCGCGGGCCATGCGCTCTTCGCGCGAGAGGCCCCGCAGGGCTTCTTCCTTAGCTGCCTCCGATAGCCAGGGGTTGTCGTCCATGTGGACGGTCACCAGGCCCAGGCCATCGTGCTCAATAATGCCTCCCGTCTCCTCTGCTTCCTCCATGGCAGCCTCAAACTCGTCAAACATGTGCGTCAGGCCCTCCACCGGGGTCATGGTAAACAGGAGGTCGCCCTCGCGGCGCATAACGCGCAGCCGGGCCTCTTGCAGGTGGATTCTGCCCGGTTCCTCGTCCATGTGGACGCGATCGAGCGTCGATCCTCCCCACTGCTGGGCTTCCTGCTGGTAGGTCTTGAACTGGTAGTAGCTGCCGTTTTTGAGGTGAAGGACGTGGTGCTGCTTGTCGTAGGCAGACTTCCATTTGTCACCGACCAGCTGGCCCTGGGGCATCCACTCACGGAGCTTCTCGAATACGAAGTCCTCGATCTCTTCGCGGCCCTGGGCTGCTATTCGGCAGCGGAAAGGCGGACGAAACCGCTTGAAGTGCTTGAGGTGGTCAGGAACGGCCTCTAGATCGATCCCCTGGATGATGTCATCGACAATGCCGGACGTGGTCTTGCCGGACTGGTTTCCCCCAATGAAGGCCTTACGGCGCGTCTCAAAGCCGTGGAAAGACATCTGCTTGGGATGTACGGGGCCAAAGGCGGGGTTGTTGTAGCGAAGGAGGGGATTGGCCTCTAGCGCCTGCTCCAGGTCTTGGATCGCCTTGATTGCACGATCGCGCTGGGCAGGCGGTAGAAGCTCAATCCGGTCCTTTTGTAGCTTGAGGGGACTGCTCACCCCAACAAGGCTAACTGAACCAGGCTTTCCTTTCTGACGAGGGTGTAGCGAGCGCCTGCTCGCCCGTCATCGCGGACGAACCGCTCGGCGTGGATTTGGTGCCCGGCATCCTTGAGTTCCCGGATGCGCTGAGACGGGTTACCGCTGTAGCCCTCCCGTCTTAGCCGGAACGAATCGACTGAGCCTTCCCTCTTGAGGAGGGAAAGGATTTTGTCTTTATCGGATGGGCGCTTCGCGCTAGTTTCAGGCATATGCTTCTTCCTTTCTCATGCGACGCCGCCAGTTACGCACGGTCGTCAGTGACACGTCCAACTTCTTGGTGATGTCCTTCGGCGTCAGGCCTGCCTCGAGCAGCATTCTGCCTTCGGCTCTGATTTGAGCCTGCTCAGCCAGCGGCTTGCGTGGCTTGCCTTCGGCCCTGAGACTTTGATCCTGAGACCAACAATCATCAGGAATCAGTCTCGACGATATGAGCTGGTCTGTCAAGATGCGATCGACGCTGTTGGAGTACAGGTCCGCTCGCGCTCCCCTTTCCCAGTCATACCATCTACGTCTCTGCGAATCTCCCAGAACTGCGGGGTCGAACTTCTCCTCCTCGACCAGCCAGCGGGTAAAGCGCGGGCCATCAAGGAACCTGAGGTGCAGGTTGTCATTCATTCGGTTGTTTCTCCCTATGAGGCGGTGTTTGTCAGGTGCAGCCCGCGAATCATATACACGTCCGACAACGTCTGTCAAGTCCCGGCAGATGCGGGGCACGCTTGAGCTGGTCGGAGGCACACTGCCCCCTGTTGGGGGGACAGTTATGCGGTTCACGATGAGAGGCCATCGGCACCGATACCGGGGGTCAGGCGCGGCTAGGCCCAGCATTATCGCTCCCCCCGGCCTGCCTTGCTTTTCAGGGCAACTGGGGCGGTACGAGGTCTAGCAGGGTCGGGTGGACTGGTCCCTCTAACGGACGACGAATGGATGTTTTACGCCCGTATGAACTGGTAGGCTTCATCCACGTGGTGTGGCGAAGCACCGTAGCGGCCGGGTCGGACGCAAACGGTGTGGCAAAGCCCCTCAGCCTTCGGGTTGGGGGGCTTTTCGCTTGGAGGCTTGTAAAACGATTTTTGTATTGCGACGATCCAGGGCCTGCAGCGCTCGGGCCTCGGCATAGCTGATCCACCGCACCTGGACCCGGCCGTCAACCTCTGTGGCGAACGGGTGTTCGCGTCGATAGTCATTGAACTCCCGGTCAAGGACTCGAACCCTGATTACCGAGACCAAAACCCGGTGTCTTGCCATTAGACCAACCGGGATCAGCGATACGGCGGTATGGAGTACCACAGAGCGAGGAGGGCCAGGCCGACCCCGCAGGTCAGGCAAACAAAGGCTATGGAGTCCACCAGTGGGGTGGTCACACCGTGGCTACGGACAGAATCCGTGCCTCAGCTACTCCTGCCGCTCTGGCTGCTCCGATGGCCTCGGTGAGGCTCTCAGAAGCGTCCTGGGCGACGTTTTGCGCCTTCCGGTACTCGGCAGCGGCCAGCCTGACTCTGTCGAGCCAGGCGTCCTCCGCTGCGTTGTCCGTTCGTTCGATCATCTGAATACCACTGGGGGATTCGATCATGAGATAAATGCTACAGACTTGGTAAGACGTCTGTATTCACAGCTCGGCTGACGCCGTCGCTGCTCATGGTGGGGGGCGGGTAGTTCTGGCCGTCTGCCGGGACTCCAAGCCTGGGCGGGGTGGGGTTAGTCTGCGGCCGGGACTCCAGTCCTCGCGTGGGGGCAGTGGAGGTGTTGGTGGACCCTTTCTTCTAACATCCCTGAGTTACAGCCTAAGCCGCGCTCCCCTCCCCTGTTGCTTGTTCCTAGTCATCAGGGGGTGAGACTGGACTAACGTGCCGGGCCTGGCCTTTCCCGCGTGTACTAACAGCACAGACTGGACTAGACAGCCCAACAAGCCTACGTAGCCGAGCCAACACACACTGTCTAACCCTGCGTTCCCTACCTACGCTAGTAGATGCAGGTTGCCCGGGTTCTCCGCTTCCCAAGCCAAGTGCATCCACCCGTTCGTCCGCCCAGGAGGAGAACGCCAACCGGCGCTGGAAGTCCTTACGGATTCTCCCCCTGACCGGACGAACTAGACTGGGAATAGATGCTACGTCTTACTAGGTCCGAACACCAACCTTGTAACCCTAACTGCTGGCCATGCTCTGCCACACAGATTGGACATACCGAGTCAAGAACCCCATTATTGTTTGACTAGAAACAGCGTTCTTGCACGCCAAGCCGCTGGGTCTGCTACGTGGTTCAAGTTAGTTTCAGGCGCTCAAGGGTCGGTGCCGGTCTGGTCCCGCCCAGTATCGAGTAAGCGATTGCCCGGGCTTTCGGTAGTTCCGATACTGAGCCGCCCAGACCGTCACCTAAGCCTGCAGCGGCCAGAAGGCTGGACAAAGGGATAACGCGTTAGTAGCCGCTTTGTCTTACCACGCGCCTTCACCAATATTTGCCAGCAGGTCGATCAGCATAACAGGCCCGGAGGGCAGCCTTCGGCTGGTCGACGGCCTAGCCCAAGGGCAATCTGATGGTAACAGTTCCAAATCGCAAACAGCCGCGATTTGGTCTGTTGCCACAGATTGTCGGGCAAGCCCGACTAGTCCTTACGACTGCTCGCTAGCGCTCGCACCCTGACAGGGGTGGACCGACTCCGTCGGTCACGGACAGTGCCACGTCGCCGGGCCTGTTCGCAGACGACCATGCTGGCATTCAAAACCAGCCCATAACCAACACAAGGAGACGACATGTACACAGTGGTAACAGAATGGACTAACCAGGAAACCAAGGACTACTTCCTCACGTACGACGAAGCCGTTGAGGCGATGCTCGAACCTCGCCCCGACGATCAGGAGATAACGGGTGTCTACATCCTGAAGGATTGCGAGTACTGCTACGGAGACGGCGAGGTCATAGCCGACTCCGGAGTGTATTGCGGCGAATGCTCGGGTTCCGGCAGCTCGTACCCTGCAACTGACGTGATCGTGTGTCCCAACACGGGCACCTTCGGAAGTGTAGTCGAGTGCAGAAGTTCGTGGACATACGAGATTGTGTTCCACGACGGAGGGATCACACGGATCGTGCAGACCACAGAGGTCGGCGGCGGTTACGCCGATCTCTGGAACGAGACGGTAGCCGAGATCCGCGAGACACTCGAGCTGATCGGGCGCGCCGACCTCTTGGAGTTCGCGCCACCATGGGACGACACCGACTACCCAACGCCCTTCAACAGCGGTTACACGCCGCGCTAATCCAACACCAACCAAAGGAGACACCATGCAGAGTGGACATACAACACGCGTCGTAAACAAGCGCGTATCAGAGTTCGACGTTTACATCGGGCGTGGCTCGAAATGGGGCAACCCATTCAGGATCGGCGACCACGGCGATCGTGACCAAGTCATTGCGGAGTACCAACGGTACATCTGCCTCCGACCTAACCTAATCGCCGCCCTCGGGGAGCTGCGCGGTAAGCGTCTCGGATGCTTTTGCGCACCGAAGCCATGCCACGGCGATGTCCTCGTCGATCTCGTCCGAATGATGGACGCTGAGGGCCTAGACGCAGTCATGGAGTGGGCGCGAGATGAGCGCATCGCCACAGCTCTGTCCGCAACAGGCGGCTTCGAGCCGCCGCTCGGACCGGGCGAATGACTCGCAGCCGTAGTGACCACCCGTCGGGAACAGCCCCCTCAGACTACGAGGGGCTGTTCCCAACAGCCAGCCATACCACAACGCAAGGAGACAGCATGAACGACCCCTACACCAACCAGCCAGTAGCCATCGAAGGCGAGTCCTACACGGTCCTCGCCCTCCGAGGATGGACAAACCAGGTCGCGCGTCGCGAGACGCACGTGCCCACCGAAGGCGTCAGCGTCCTCGCCGAGCAGATGCTCTTCGAGGCGTGGGACGCGCAGGGCGGTCCGCAGACCTGCGTCGTCGTAGCCATTCCGTCCGACTGGAAGGAGGCCCGAGAGTACGACGCTTGGGTCCGCGCTTACGACGAGGCCAACCGAACCATCGGTTACCCGCTTCGCACCCACTCGTACTACGAGGAAGGCACCCTCGTGTACGAAGCGAACACCTGCTACGAAGACGAGGAACAGCGGTTCTGGGACGAGGTCGATCGGTTGTTCGCCCGCATCACAGACGGGACAAACACCAGCCGTTGGCGCGACGCGAACGGCCGGTGGGCGACCCGGACCACCCGCACATCCGAGCACGCGCAGATGATGCGGTTTGCCCGGGTCATCGACTCGTACACGGCTCAGGCCGACGGTGCGCCAACTCCCATCGGCGTCACCTCGGAACTACACCGTCCTACCGAGTACGA